CTGTGTCGTCAAACTTCATGTCTTGTTTTGCTTGTTCAATTAGTTCATTTAAAGTCATGATGTAAGTATATCACAGATTACGAACTAGTCAAATTTTCAAGATAATAACCAGTATATCCAAATGATGCGGAGCACATAACTGGTGTAATATCATTTACAGTTGTTTGTAATTCAATATTTGATAAAGATAATGGAAAACAATTTCTAAAATGTATTGCAAAAAATGGTTTTGACATACTATTCATTATTAGTAAAGATGCATCGGAATAATAATCTTGATGTTTCTTTTTTTCATCTTTCCATTCTACAGTTGGTGGAATAGAAGTTAACCAATCATGTAATTGTTTCCAATTTTCCATATCTTCTGCTACTAAAAAATCCATATCAAAATTATCATATAATATTTGTCCCATTGGTCTACGAACAGGTGTAGCAAAGGGAGTTGGTTGTTGATATTCGTTTAATTGTAGTCCAGGGATATTTGCTTTTTGGCAGAAATAAACTACATGTGGAATTTTAGAAAATACAACACGGAACTCATTTGGTTGAAGAGTATTCAGTGTTTGAGGTTGTCTTGCTAATACAGATTTTAAAAATGATGTATCCATATGAGTATTTATAAAATGATAAGGGGAGGTCTTTCGACCTCCCCTTTCGTCAGAGACTAATTAAAATCAACCACCGTAACTTGCATCATTACCATGTAGATTGTCTACGCGGAAGATACGATAATATTGGTTTCTTCTGCGTTGTAATCTCATAGCATCAGGAGCACTGTCAGTTCCAAGAACGAATGGATTGCTTACCATACCGTAACGAGTCTTGAATCCGATCTTTGGTTGGAAGGTACTGGTATCAACTGCTCTTACCATTTGTAGAGGTACATATGGACAGTAGAATAAACCAGCATCGTATGGACTTGTTCCCTTATAACCTACGCAAACATAGTTTACGGGTGTCCATGTTTCTGTGTGAGTTGGTGTTGAGTATGGATCTAGGTAAACCTTGATCTTACCACCTGATAGTGTACCTGCGAGTGTACTTCCGTTAACATCTGTACTCATTGCTGAATTGAATGCTGGTGAGAAGTCAAGAATACCACTCATACTGAGTGCGGAGATTACATCTGGAGATGCAACTACCATGTTTCCACGACCTCTACGAGTTTCTGAACCGATGGTGTTTGCTTCTCTTTCAATTTGGAAGAGAAGACCACGGAACTTCTCAGCACTCCAACGACCATCTGAGTCCTTCTCTAGATCGTATACGCCACCCTTGGTTGTACCAAAGACTGGTGTTGAATAAGATGCTAGATCTGCTTGTTGTGCACCGAGCTTAGAAACATCATAAATCATTCTTACGAGCTCGCGGTTAATTTCGAACATAATTTCTGTTGAAAGAATGTTTGCGAGTTCTGTTTCTGCATCTAGACCATGAACTGCCTTGAGGTCTTGTGCAAGTTCTAGAGTGTATTCTGCCTTGAGAGCACGGGTTTTTGCTTCAACTGCTGTCTTCTCGATTGTGAATGACATTTCATTGAAGTTTGAACCTTCACCTTGAACGGTTGTCATACCACGACCTGGCTCAAAGCGACCATCGGTGTTACCGGAATCGTCTTGGAATAGATCACCCATGTTACCAAGGTGTGTTCCACCAAGATTAGCACCAGAATGTCCTGTATCTGCTTCATTGAATAGTGCTTCACTACCTGTTCTTGCACCAGTACCGCTTACTGAACCGTAACGACTCTTCATTGCAAAGATGAGTCCGGTTGGTCCGGTCATTGGTTGAACGCCTGCTAGGTCATATGCCATTAGATTTGGCATTGCACGACGAACGAGGCTGATGAGAATTGGATCGAATGAATCGATACCTGTTGTTGTGCCTGCACCTGGTATAGATGTACCAAGTTGAGTTCCTGAAATACCTTGGTAGGTTTCTCTTAGGAATCTCTCTTCGTTCTCTAGAAGTAGAGTTGTGCAGTGCTTCTTGTATGAGTCTTTAATCTCTGGAAGCGAATTGTGTTCAAGGATTGGCTTCCACTTTGCTTTGACTGATTCTGTTAGTAATTGACGAGTAGGGTCCATCTTTTTTGCTCCTTATTTGGTTCTTATCTATATATAAAATTAATAATTTAGAGTTATCCTTGAATTGTTCTTCCAAGAACTTCCGAGTAAAGTTTGATATTTTCGTTGATAAATTCAACTTGTGGGGCATTGTCTGTTTCTTCCATTAAAGTATCAATTACAGCACCTACATTTTTTGTATTTTCTGTGTTTGCTGTTGTATTCTTTGTTGGTGCAGACTTAACCTTAGAATAATTTTCAACTAATAATTTGACTTTTGAGCGGAAATCTTCTACATCTGAAAATTCTACATTCTCTGCTAATTTACGAAGATTTTCAGCATCAATTGTCTTTAGGGTTTTTGTTTCTTCTGTAAAAACTGCTTGTGCTTCTAGTAGAGAAACTTGTTCATTTAGAGAAATATTCTTTTCTAATTCTTCATTTACTCTGGTTTCTAGATTTTCAATTGCTGTAGTCATTTCGTCAAAAATATTTGTCTTATCTTCTGGCATCTCAATGTATGATTCAGCAAAGAGATTCTTTAATCCTTCAATAAAACTTTCTGCAATTTCTGTACGAAGACCATTATCTACTGCTAATTCATTTTCCTTTATCCATTCTTGAACAACATATCCAAGGTAATCGCTTACATTTGATTCTAGTTCTTCTGCAATTTGAACAACGCTTTCTGCGAGTTTTTCTTCAAAAAGAACTGACATTTGTTCTGTAATTGTTTGTAAATTTGTATTAATTGATGCTTCATATAGAGATACTGCCTTATCGACAAATTCCTCTGATACATCTGCACCAAAAAGTGTCTTAACTTCTTCTTGCATTTGACCACGATTTAATGAAGGAAGTTCTACACCGGCAAATGATGGCTTCATGTTTAATGTTGCTGCATTTGCTGCTGCATTTACATTGGTTACTGTTAGTGTTTGGAATGCTGGTTTTCCATTTACTGGGGTTGGTGTACCACCATGTGCATCTTGAACTGAGTTACCTGATGCATTATTTGGTCCTGCATTAACTGCTGGAGATGCCATAGATGGCTTCATTGCAACGGATGCTTGGTTTTTTGAACTGTTGCCACCCTTTGCTTCTGCTGCTTCATGACCTGCTGGCTCATTTTCCTCATGCTCTGGTCCTTCTTCTTCTTCCTCACCTTCATATTCACCTTCATCCTCTTCACCTTCATCTTCATCTTCGTCTTTTTCTTCGAAGAGTTCTTCTTCATTTTGAGGGAAAAGTTGTTCTAAAATCTCTTCAGCTAATTTCTTTGGATCCATTTTTAATCTCCTGTTTTCCAATCTGTTGGTCTTGCATTATTTATATATTTTTAAATTTTGACAAAAAGTGTTCAAATATCTTTAATTGGGTTTCTTCTTGTAGTCTTTTTGGGGTATTATTTAATTTATTTTTGTAATTTTCTAGTTGAACTTCTTTAATTATTCCATTTTCCCATACCCATTCCTTACCTTCCATAATTCCATTTACGAATGCACCTGGGGCAGATGGATCTGCTACAATGTCTACTGCAGCAATCATGAAGTCTGGTTGTACATAATTGACACCATTCATTTCCTTTAATGAACCCATACCACGACTAGAAACACCTAATTTTACACCCTCTTTAATTAAAGATTCCGCAATTTTACCCATTGGGGTCGTATTTAAAATTTTGGCTTTACCTACACAAACATTACCTTCAAATACCAAACTTTTAATAGAATGTGATACTTGATTTAAGTTTACTGTTGGGTTTTCTGGATGTCCTAATTCTCCTAGAGCTCTACCAGGTTTTACAAAATTATTAACATATGATGTTACTGCAGATTCTAGAATTGGTTGAGAATATACTCTACCATTTCTATTTTTTTCTTCTGCCACCATATATGGACCAACAATATACATTGATTTTGCACCATCAGATTCCTCTGTGATGTATTTAATATCTTGTATTGTTTCTGTTATTAATTTCATATTTATCCTTTACCTGGGTGCTTTCCTTTAAATCCTAACTTCTTTGTTTTTGCTGTTTTTGAATCCATTCCACCAGCAATTCTTCTTGCTACAACTGGCTCTGGAATATTTTCTTCTTCTATTGTTTCTTCTTCTGGGGAATATAGAGATGATGCAACTTGCACCTTTCTTTCATTTAATGCTTCTTCTGCTTTGGCATAAAGAGTATTGAATACTTGATTGCGAAAATCCTCTAAATTACCATTAACTAATTTTTCTATAAAATTTGACATAATTTGAATCCTTTTCTTTATTTATATATGCAATGTATTTAACATTAACATGGTGTATCAGATAAATTTGTACATTCACAATCTATTCTATTTTGTAAATTATATGCAAAATTATCACTTAAAAGAGTATAATCTGGAATATTTGAAAAAAGACTAATATAAACAGGAGCATCAAAAATTTTTTCTTTAATAGGTTCTGCTGGTGGTTTTCCATTTGCTGCTTTTCTTGCTGCAAATAATGCATTTTTATAATTTGTTTCTAATAAAAATGGACCACTTATTTTTGGAGAACAGCATTTATGCTTTGATGACGATCTATCTGCTACTGGATTTAAATCCATAGAATATGAATTACAATTTTGTATATAATGTCTTATACCAAGACTAGCACCTCTATCGTCATTTCCAACATCAGAAATACAATTACTTGCATGTAATATTGTATTTTGTTCTTGTCCAATATTTGATGATATTCTAGTAGAACATTCATTTTTAAAATAATCTTTATGAACCAACTTCATTATATGACTTGAAGTTTTTGGTGTTTTATATTCTTGAGTGGTTAGAGTTCCAAATGTTGAAACATTTTTATTATAATCTCTTAATTGATTACATACTTTATCATCTGTAGTTTCAAATATTAATGAATCTGTTTTTTGACAATAATCAATATCTGCTGTTAATGCGGGATTACTACTACCATAAGAAACATCTTTTCTCAATACCCAACCACATGGAGCAGAACTGACACACATATGTTTTACTGCTGCTATAAATCCAGGAGAACCGCCTTCTTTCTTAATTAAATCATCATTGTCTATAGTTGAAGGCATACCACAATTACCACAAGAAGATGATGCGGTAGTACACCACTCATCTTGTATATTTGTTAATCTTGGTAGTGGTTTATTATATGACATTATTGTTTTTTATTACGATAATATACCAACATCAATACAAGTTTGAAATACTAATTTATCATAAAAAGAATCACCTTCAGGCAATAATGGATATTCACATGGACTACCATCAACACATAGAGTTTCCGTCTTAGTAGTGCTATTCCAGTTTTTACCATTATATAGATTTTGATACTTTATTCCTCTCCATGCAGTTTTTTCAGCAGCACTAGCAGTTGACCAGCTTATAGTTTGATCTGTTTTGGGATTTCTAAAACACCAAGTATTAAAATTTTTAGAACCACAACTACAACCATTACTAACAAAATCAGGTTCTGGATTTGTTCTTGCAAAACTATAATTGTTACTAGTTGTTCCACCCTTAATAGAATTACCCGGACACTGATCCCATGAAATAATATCTGTAAAATTTTGACCAGCTGGTAATCCTATATCTCCACAAAAATCAAAACAACATCCTCTATTCTTACAATCAGCTAATAGATCACAGTTATTATATCTATTTGCGGGTGTATCGTTTGGATTCATACAAGGTGTTGTGCTACCACTTCTCAAACAATAAACACTATCAGTAGGACCTCCAGTGGGAGTAACTGTAGTACCGCATGGAAAGAAAAATTTACAACATAGTGAACCACATTGTGTTGGTAATGTTGATAAACATTCATCATATGTATTAATAAATGCAGGATTATCATCAGTTTGAGATGATATTATTCCTCCGCGTCCCCCCAAATCGCTATTATATTTTTCTAACGCCTTTAAGCAAGTTTCACAAGCAAATCCACCAAGAATTCCACCTCCTCCTGTTGTTCTGCATGATCCCTTCTTTTTATTATTACATCTACCACCACAATCTTTATCTAAATCTGTATAGTAGTTTTTTGATTTGGAGTTATAATTTAAAGTTATAGTTAAATAATTACATCCACCATTTCCACAACCACCATTGTCATCAAAAACTGCTACTAATATATTTTTTGTATTATATAAATATGAATATAATGTTCCGTCTTCTAAAGTGATACTACCACTTACACCATTTTGTCCTTTTGAACTTTCATTATAACCAAATCCAGTTGATGAAGCACACCTTGACACTGACCATTGCTCAGTAGCGGAATTATAGTCAAAAACTTCCATGTTTATACCCATACTACCGTCACATACTCCACTATAAGATAGTGTTAACTTTCCGGAATTGGGAGTATATTTCCATACATCACCAACTTTATACTCACATCCACAGACAGAATCAATACATCCAGTAGGACCACCTGTGCTTGGTGTTTTATATGTTGTTGGAAATCCAAGAGATAATAAATCATCATCAGTTACTAATGTACCAACAATAAAAAGAGATTGTGATGGGTTAGTACCACTCCTGATACCCGCACATGTATTTGCTTTAAATCCACATCTTATTCTATGTTTATACCCTAAATTTAAAACATTATCCCATATTATTAAAGGCCAAGGTGAACCCGTATTACACTTAGGACATATTTTGTTTTTTGATTGACTATAATCTCTAAATGGCATTTTTTATCCCTGGATTTCTGGTAAATAACCAACACATTCTTCCTCAACGCATCGTGGATCATTTTCACAGTCTGCTCTTAAATATGGTGATTCATATGATACACCGGCATCGCTTCTTATGACTGTTTTTACTCCACTTCTATATTTATCACATGGGTTTTGACAACAACATCCGTTACTACATTCGCTTTTTGGATAGGTTGAATATTTACCTTTGTTTTGAATACAATTCCAATAATCACTTAATGTTTTATTTTCAAAAATTGGTTCTTCAATAGTTCCTCTGTTTACAATATCACATTCAACATCACAAAGAAATCTACAACAATCTGAATTTTTGCATATATCAACTGCAATACAGTCTATAATATTTTGTGGACAACCATCACATTGTATGGAACAACAATTTCTACTCTTACATCCTCTTGTTGCCCAAGTTCCAGTATTTGCTAAACAATCATTATATTCAGCAATAGTATCCGATACACAGTCTTCACATAAAGAACAACAACCTCTTTGTTCACATTCACCAGTAGCAATACATAATCCATAAGTGTTTGGACAACTTGAACATGGATCTTTGCAACAATCTTGTTTATCTTTGCATTCATCTGCTATTTTACATGCTTCGTATTCAGTTTTGGTAAAACTTGGGCATTCATAGCATTTTGCTTTTGCACAATCACTACCACTACATTCACAATCCATTCTATTTTCTAAATGATACGCAAAATTTTTATTAAAATAATTTAAGTTTGGTCTATAATTACTTGATAAATCTGGACTGTCATGAAGACTATCATTTTTCTTTATTAATTCATCTTCACCATATGGTAATTTATCTAGTAGAAATGGACCACTTATTTTTGGAGAACAGCAACGACTTTGATTTGATATTTCAGCATTAGGACTTATATTCATTGAATATGAATTGCATTTTTCTAAGTAATGAATACCAATTGGACTTTCTTTTGATAAAAATCCATGTTCGTTTATATAAGGATCACCAACACTAGTGAGACAATTTGCTGCGTATACAACAGAATTTTGTGAAATATCTTTGTTATCTCTAATTGCTTTTGATACTCTCCAAGTACATTCATTTTCATAATAATTATTTGGTACAATTTTCATTATGTGACTACCCTGAGATGGGGAGTTCCACATTTGATCAATTTTACCATCCGATAATGGTTTTACTTTTCTTAATTGTGTTGTATCTGAATATAATAACCAGTCAATATTTCTTGTTTGACTACATCCAACACCAACTTCCTCATATTCCGGAACTGTAATTTGTAATTTACAACCACAGTGTTTACCATCTCCTCCTCCAGAATTGCTCCAAGGCAATCCTGTTGTGGTAAAAGGTGTTCCTCGTGTACCCAATGAACCATCAGCTTTTACAGCACCACTCCAATTACCATCTACTATATTTTTAGTTAATGATAATCTACTGTCGCTATATTTTCCTCTTCCAGCAACTCTATTTCCTATAAAGACAACCATAATAGTATTATCATCCCAAAATGGTTCTAATGGTATTGTTACTGTTGCATTTACACTTGCTCCAGTATTTCCTCTATTTGCACCATTTCTAAACCATGAAGACAACAATACATATTCCATAACTTTGTCGGTCGAGTGCATTTCTCCATTATTTATTTTTTGAGATATAATTTTATAGAGATCTCTATCTTCACCCTTTACAGTTACTCGTCCATCGTGATTGACAATTGTTGATAAATCCCATTTAAAAAATGCAATTGATACGCTATTTGCTTCTGAATGTAAACAACTATAATTTATTTTTACATCGGTTCCAGATGCAGCAACCATCACTTTATCAAAATCTTCTTCCTTTACACCAAAGAATCTGAGTTCTTCTCTATTCATTTTTGGGTGTCGTATTATGGAATGTATCTTAACATCACCAGTAAATGCACCAGTTGGAGTAGTTTCATAACGATATGTTCTACCAGCACCTTTAATTATTGGTGTTATATTTTGAAATTTTACAGTATATCTATTTGATGAAAGTGCAGTATTTACATCTAATAAAGTTTTTCTTTTTGGTTGATCTGGATTTGTTAAATAACTAACTTCAGTAGTCATTCCCATATCCGATCTTGATCCTGCATTTGTTGGATCATTATCTTTAAAACAACCAAAGAAAATATGGCAGAAAAAATCAAACCATTGACTACATGCACCACTGCTACAATTCCATAAAGGAGTTGGTTGTTGAGAAGAATATGGATTACCATAAGTTGAATCACCAACTACATTTCTTGCATAATCAAAATATCCACATGCATAAGGATATTGACTTCTTGGTGTGCTTGGAGAAGCATCTCGTATTACTGTTTTACCTAATACAGAACCATATGAGGGTTTTGTAAATTCTGGACCACTTTCTATTGAGTCACCGACACACATATGTCGTGTTATAGTTATAAATCCAGGAGTACCACCTTCGGCTCTCGTTAAATTTATATTATCTATTGTAGAAGGTGCACCACAGTTAACTGATGTTCCACCGGGGCACTGTGCATCGGTATTGTTATCTTTGTTTGGTGGTATATTATAACTCATCTCACCACCCCAGGACGAGTATCATACTTCCCAAATCTCCCATTTCTTTTATCTGATTGATATGGATTACCACATGGTCCAATGTTTATATTATTTTTATTTGTTATAAGATCTAATTTTGTTGTTAAATTTGAATAATTTCCACAACACCAACAACCATTATTATTATTGTTTATAGTTTGATCGTAATCATTATTGCCACAGAAGTAATCACTTTCATCAAGAGACATAAATGAATAACAATTCATTTTAGTTGCCTTCATTGATTTATTTTTCCAACTACATGTTCCTAGATTGTTATCACCATCAACTTCCCATATCCAAAGATCTATCACAATACCTTCTTTATTTTTCATTCTTCTAACAACTTTATCAGAAGAATATGTTATAGCACTACAAAAATCACCATCTCTATTAAGAGTATGACCATGAAAATTAAATCCACCAACTATACCGGGAATTGTTCTTGTTTCGTAAACCTTTTTACCAGATGAGTCTTTAATTTTTATTCTAGTTTGCCAATCAACATTCCAATATAAATAATTTTCTTTTATTTGTGTATTTGCTGCTTGTAATGCTTCTTCTTCTGTTCTAAATGGGCCAAACCATCCATAATCGCCCCACGGATATATTTTTTGATTATATGTATCTGGATCAAATGCCATCATTTTAAATAAATCTAAATCTGTTTTTACAGATTCGCCAAGATAATCTTTCCATCTTCTATATAACCCACACCATGAATTTATATGTGCTTGATATGATAAAACAGAAGAACATTTTTGTCCTGCATTTACAGTATATACTACAGCCTTTCCTTTGGAACCTTTTTCACCAAATTCTATACAGGAACAATAATTTTTTGATGGGTCTGATGTAGTCATTTATTATTCTCAGTTTTGACCAACTTGTTGTGGAATTACTGGTCCGCGAAGATGTGGCATTGATGGTGTAGTAGTAACACCATCTGTGAGTGATGAGAAGTGGGTTGAATTTAAATATGGTTTTGGTGTACCAGATATCAAATGATCAACATAACCATATTCGCCCCATTTATTGTTTGAAGATTTTGAACAGTTTATATGATATATGTCTCTTAATCTTGCTAATCTGAATAATGTTTCATTTACTTCACTTACTGCATGACTCTTAATCAGTACACCAGAATTCAAGAAGGACACTGGACGATTCCAGAAATATAGTGGATCGTGATTATCAACATAGAAATTTGCAAAATAACCATTATTTGTAAACGATGATGCATATTGATATTTGTATGCACCAGCGGCACCAATTTCTCCAGAATTTTCTGGTTGTAATCTGCTGTTCTTATAAGAATCCCAATTTAATCCTACATTGTAATTTCTTAATGGAACACCATCTTTATATTTATTTGGTCCGACTAATGGATATAATTTATCAGATGTTGGACTATCTGATATCTTTTCTGTTCCTTCTAAGTGTAATTCATATACTCCTGGGAATGCTTCTGTTCCGGGAGATAATGTTGAACATGTTTTTAATCCTTCAATGTCTCTGCTACCAGTCGAAACATTTATTCTGTACTTAATAGGTACAGCAGTTAACATTATCTCATCCATACAAGGTAAAGTACCACATGAGCATTTATATGTTCCTAACAATGGTGCAGTATTTGTATTATCACATGGGTAATATGAAGTTGATGCTCTTCTACTGTAGTAGAGATATGATCTTGGTAGACCGTATGCATAATTAGGATCTGTAACAGCATATACTGAAGGTAATCCTTTATAGGAAATTTCAGCATCAGTGAATTCATTTTCTGCTGCTAGTTTGATACCAGTTACAGCACTAAGGGTTGAAGGTACTACTATATTATTTAATGAATCTACTTTAGATTGCATTTTTTCATAACAAGTGATACAAAAAGGAACCACTGCTCTATCATTATCCTTTAATCCACCACAACCAGACCAAAGATGTTTAGAATTGTATCTGTGCTGATACCATAGTTTTGTTGTTGTGGATCCTACTGTTTGCCAATTCCAATATGCACTCATTGGTGCTAATGATCTAAATCCTAAATCTGTAAATTTCTTTGATTTATCAAAGAACCACCAAATTCTCTTATATTGAGAATCGTTTGAATCCCAACATTCTGGACTTCTATCACTTGCGTATGGATAATCTGGATTTTCTTCTGGTAAAGGATTTGATGATGGAACGCATAATGGATCATCAATATACACTTGTTTATTATCAACAACTGCTAATGTTTTTCTCTTCTTTGGTAAATTAGCAAAATATAAACTTGCATTTTCTGCACCAGTAAACCAAGACTCAGTTATTGACCAAGAACCAGAGGCACTTCCCGGAGAAACCGAATAACCGCCTGCAGGTGTACTCTTCCATATAGGTGCACCAGTTATGTAAATATCACCACAACGAACACAACTACAATCTATATTATAAGGAAGATGTCCTGATGCTACTCTTTGTTCTACAGTTTTTCCTGCAATATCCACACCGCATTTTTGATAAAATGGATTAATTCTGGCTGCTTCTGTTCTTGCAGTTGAGATCACACTATAGATTGCATTTGCCTTTTCTTCCAAACAAGACATACAATCATCATAATAAAATCCATTTTTAAGTCCTAAATCTGTAAATGTTGCTTGTTTATAACCCTGTACAACTATTGCATCAACAGGACCACCTAATAAAAATTTACCAACAGTCGTATCTATAGTTGATTTGGGGAAAAAACAATTTGTTCCATCTGTTAAAATTTTTCCTACGACATCACCAACAACTGAAAACTTCAATTTCTTAAATTGTTCTTTTGGTATATCTTTCAATTCCACTGAAGTATAATCAGGAGCAGTTGAATCTGCAAATTTTAACATCTTATCAATTGCTCTTGTTGGTTTATAAGAATTTATTTCACATGTTGAACATCGTTCATCTGTATTTCTTTTTGTTCCACCGGATAAGCAATTTGTTTCTCTTAGATAATCTGCATCACCAAAATCTAATGATGTTCTTTTTGGTTTGCATACACCATATCCTGTATTTTCAGATAATTGTCCTGTTCCTGCTGAAGTCATATATCCATTTTCGGAAATAGTTGGATTTAGAGGAACAATTAACTCTTTTGTTAATATAACACCTGCAGCAACTATTTGTGCAGGATCATATATTTGGTAATATCTGATTGTTTGTGGATATGAACTCTCTAGTCCAACAAATCCCCAAACAGATCCAAATTTAACTTCACCATATGTGTTTAATGGATTATCCCCTAATTCTCTTTGAAGATCTCCAACTTGCCAGCAACCAACAACTTCACCAGAATCGCAACTTACTGCACATTGATATAGATTATTTGCTCCATGGCATGGTTCATAACCAAACCAATAACCAGTCATTGAATAAAATTTATTAAAACTTACATTACCACCTGAGCCTGGAAAATTTTTCCATCCAGATGTACTTGTTGGTGACCAAGATGTGCCGTTATATAATTTATATTCAATATATGCATCAGAGTAATAATAATCTGTTCTATTAGTTTCTACTCTATTATCTACTATGGGCATTGCACCACCATAAGTAGCAGATCTATTATTATCCAATAATCCATCAAGAGTGTAATTAATTCTTTTTAATAGAGTATCAGCAAGACATGTAATTAGAGGTCTTTCGGAAAATGGTGGGAATAATGGTTTTTCACATTCTCCGCAACTTGGAATATAATTAAACCCCTGAGTATAATCAGAACAACCTAAAGATGTGCATCTATTAAAACTTGCTTGATAAGCAGGATCTCTATGTGCTTGTGTTTTTATAACATCTTCTTTTGGTATTGTTGTGGAAATTATAACACTATCTTTGCCATCTACTCTAGATTTAAATATAGGAGTAGTGGCTTCTATTGTTATATAAAATGTTGATAAATCTACTGCCATATTATCTTGTGATTGCTGGTGTTATTACAAATCTTCCTTGTAAAATTCTAAAAACTACAGTGTTTCTATCAAGACCATTTGATATATTTGTATAATTTGGAACTGTTGTTCCTGATGGTAATTTAAAATATATAAGTTCTAAATCATAAAGATAATTACCATAATTTATTCTTCTTGTTATAAAAGATGATAATGATAGTTTTATATTTGGTGTTGGCAAAGGGGAACCTGCAACTGGTAATCCATTAGATAAACTTATATCAATTGCATTTGAACCTAATATATTATAACTTTCACCATATAAAGATACAGGTCCAGAATCTGCTTGATTGATAGGATTCAATTCTACAACAGTGGCATTTACAGAATTTCTAACTTGCATTTTTGCAAATACACCACATTTACCTGCTTTGGTTGTATCGCTGGATGTTAATTCCGATTCAAATCCAACTGGTATTGTTGTTATTGATGGTGCTCTAGAATCAGTACTATTTAAATTTACAACAGTGTTTGTACTATCTTTAAATTTTAATTTTAGTTTATAACTAGAACCTTCTTCAATCGTTATATCATAATAGGCTGCTGGCATCGAAAGTTTTACCTCCTGTTGGATCTTGTGGTGGTGCTACCGTATTTATACCACCTCCAGATTGTCCTCCCGACATGTCGGATTGACCCAATTCTTGACCCTGTGGAGATAAACCGGCAGCCATCGATGCTTGCTGTTGTTTTTCTAATTGTATTTGTTGCTCTTCACCAATTTCAGCATCAATTTGTGAAATATCTTGATCAGTTTGTCTTAATAGATTCTTTCTCAGCCATCTATCCGAATAGAACTTACCAGAATAATCCGCAGCATCTCTAAGAATTGAAATTCTATCTTTGAGTATTTCTGCTTGTTTAGATTCTGAAAAATAAGAATCTGTTGCATATTTAAAAATTATATTTTGTTGAATATTTTTCCAGTCTTCCTCACTCATTACTTGTTTTGCTAATAATTGAACTCTTAGGAAGTTTAAAAATAGTTCACTAAATTTTAAACGAAGTCTATTTACAAATTTTGCAAATTTAAGTTCATCTCTTGTAATTTCAGATGCTCTGCCCATATTGAATCCATTTTCAGATTCGATTCTACTTATTGGAATGTTAAGTGATTTTAATAACTTCTTCTGGAAGTATAGAACATCTTCCATCTCTCCTAAATTCTGACCACCGGGTAGAGTTGAAATTTCTGTACCCTTACCGCCTTCTCTTCGTGGTAACCAGTAATCTTCCAACATACTCATATGCTTTCTATCATCACGGATTTCTCCGGTGTTAGCATCATAAACAAGTTTATTTCTAAACCTATTCATCTGGTCGCGCATGTATTGCTCTGCTTTATTCTTTGGTAGAGAACCAACATCAATATAGAAAACTCTTCTCTCTGGTGCTCTAGCCCATCTATAAATGACTGTAGCATCTTCAACCATTCTAAGTTGATTGAGTGGTTTAATTGCCTTGTGTAGATATCCAACTATTCTCTTACTGGAATAATCATATAAACCAGAATGTACATAGTTGATACTATCTACAGATATTCTTAATCCTTTTGTATCGTATGGACTTAATTTTTCATAATTAGAGAAGACATAATATTCTCTTACATCTCTAATTAATGGAATATTTGATAATGAACTGTCTTTCTTTACTTCTCTAATTTTTTTAATCAATAACGGATCGATCAGTCTAACTTCCTTAAGACCCTGTGTTGGATCATCGTGTAGAATATGGTGATAGTATATTCTACCATCAACATACCATTTTCTAAAAATTTCTATTCCTTTTTTATTAAAATTTAATAAATGGAGAATGATATCAAATTCTTCATAAATTATATCTTTGATTTCATCTGGTATATTAACTTTATCTAAATCCAGTTGTATAGTTTTACCCGTTGCATCCTCTGTAATAGCGTCATTAACAATGTCATCAATTGCTTGATCTACTTCGGAATGCAGAGACATTTCTCTGTATTTTCTTACTAATTCTACATCACCTTTGAGTGTACCATCTAAATCAATATATTGACCTTGAAAGCCACCACCTTCAACAATACTTGCTCCATCGTCAACTGCCTTTGGGACAAATGAATCAATGGGTTTGTTTATTGTGTCTTTTTTGCCAAATGTAAATCCAAATAACTCAAATGCCATAATAAAAATCCTTTTCTATAAGAAATACAGTGAAGGGGGATTTAGAAACTAATTCCAACTCCACCTGCTTGTGTATTTATGCCGAAGGATGTATTGTTACCTGAACCACCAGTATTAATACCAAATCCACCTGCGTTTGTTTGAACACCGAAGGAGAATCCGTTTCCTGATTGTGCTTGATTTGATGCACCAGGTCCAACACCTGCAACATTTACAGCACTATTTGTTTGGAATGGTGATGAACTTGTTACAAAGTATGAATACTTAAATGTTACTTGGCATTCAGAAACAGTATCATTTTGATCATATCCTAATTGAATTGAAGAAACTAGTTCTGGCCAAAGATCAAAAAATTGATACCATTTAACAACTTTAAAGTTTCTATCAAGTTGTGAAACAATAGCACTTCCAAATGCTGCTCTTGGATTTGGATATGTTGTTGAATTGCCAGCATTAGAATTGAATAATTCATTCCATAATTCAAATGTATTTCTTAATGTCATATTTTGATCATTGATAATATCAATTGTCCAATCATCAAATTGACGATCTCCTGGGTATCTTGCGATACGACCCAAGTATGGAATATTGATTTCACCTAAAAATGATTGTGGTAGTGTTGCTGCTTTGCAAAAGAATTGTAACTGTGGTAGTGGACCTACTGGGCAAACCAGACTTACTGAGTAAAGATTTGGTCTGGATCCGCCGTCGAAGGCTGACATGAATGAATTGATTGATGAGTCTGCCATTTATTTTCTCCTTGATTCCTCTTTATTTATGTCCTTTTTTATAATTATCCACCAAATTCCGCAAATGTAACACCAGTTGGTGTTGCAACAAAGTTAAGACGAATAAAGTTGATGCTTCTGGATGGCGCAATAAAGATGTCTGCAACAAACTGATTCTGATCGATTACTGATGGAGTGTTGTTTGTTTCGTCGCATATTATTGCATAAGAGGTTACGCCACGCTTGCCCTGAACTTCTCTTAAGAATGGTTCAACAAGTTGACGGAATTGTGCTCTTGTGAATGCATCATTAAATTCGAAGAGTTGGAACTTGGCAGCAGTTGCTATTGTTTTCTCTAAGACATTGAATAGTCTTCTGACATTAATTCTATCAAATGCACTTGGCTTACTTTGTAGAGTCTTGTCACCGAATAAAATTGCACCAGAACCTTGGAAAGATACTACAGGATTTATATTAACTGAATATAGTTTATCTCTGTAATCTTTTGATGGGTTCCATACAAGTTTTACGATATTATTAATACGACCTCTATCATAACCTGCTGGTGAATACCAAGGTTCTTTTGTATTATCTGTTCTTACACAGCAACCTGCAATATCTCCACATAATGGCACATAGATGAAACGGTCATTATATCTGTCGTATTGATATTTTGCATTTCCATCCATTACACCATATGAAGATGAACCAACTGCATTTCTAAAAGTTTGTAATGTACCAAATATATCATCATCTACACTTGCACCTGTACCTGATTTTTCTACTATTGTATATGGATCTGCTGATACGAAAGCAATGCAATCTTGTCTTTGTACAGCAATTTCAACTACTCTCTTGGCATTAGTTGCATTCATATAACCAGCAATTAGAAGAGAAACATCTACTTCTTCTGTGTTACTGAATTGATCGACAAAAGTATCTGCCTTTAGAGTATAGATATTATTTTTATCACCAGATTGGATTGGTAAAGTTTGACCTAAACCATTCATTTTATATTCTTTTGAGTACAATTCTTCAAAACGAATTACTGTACCTGTGCCATCAAATCCAATTGTACTGCCCCAGCTTCTTTGTGTTCCTGCTTGTGTTACATATGCTCCTGCAGGTGCACTTATACCACTAGCACCAACTGCTGATGATGCACCGGGATGTTCACCACACCAAACATATTGGGATTTATTATTAATTACATTTCTATAATAAATTGAAACACCATCTGCGGATTTAGCATCTGATGCTTTTGATAGATTTGGGTATACTTCTAAAACGGTTCCCTTTGTACCACTAAAATAACCTAATTCATCGATAATGACTATGTGTAATTCGTCATCAACATTTGTTGCACCAGTTAAATTTTTTGCATAATCTGATGTTCCAGGTATTCCTAGTTTATCTTTCCATGTATCGTAGAATGTTGTTGTTGCATTTGTTGATCCATATTCTGGTGCATCGATTACTATAACCTTTAAACTGTTACCAAGAGCACCGGGATACTTTGCAGCAAATCTCCAGTTACATCCTGCTCCAATTCCACCAGTTATTGATTGTTTTTCATAATCTTCTTTATTTTTAATTGTAAAAGTTGATCCTGCACCACAATCTGTTGCATTGTATTGATCGCTTTGATCTGCTCTTACTACTGTTAACGCACCACCATAGGAGAGGAAGTTTGCAGCAACAAACCAGTCAATTGAATAAAATACATCACTTGTACTTCTGAATGGTTTACCAAAAACATTTTGTAATTTTTTTTCCGAATCAATTAGTACTTTTTGGTCAACTGGACCCCATTGAAACACGCCAACATAACCTGCTGGTGTGGTAGCAATCTGTGGGATAACACTTGTTAAGTCAAATTCTTTAATTTCTACGCCGGGACTTAGTTGGAATGCCATTTTTCTCTCCTTATTCGCCTATTTTGGTCTAAGGTTATGTATAAAAATCATTATTTCTATTTAAATCTTCTGTCCAGACTGTTCCAGAAGCATCTATTTCTTGGTTGGCATCCATAATACCATCATCTAATACACCAAATGGTGTCATTTCATCCTCTAATTGTTTTATTTTTTCATCAAATACAGTTTTTCTGATATCCATATTAGTTAAATCTTTAAAATAGTTCTGGGTAGTTAACCAACCAAATAGTACCATACACATAACCAAATCATCATTGTGACCCGAATCCGCTTCAAAACTATTATTTTTTGAAATAAAGGAAACTAATTCTTGAATAATTGAATAATCTACAATTAATAATTTATTAGATTCTATTAAAGATTTTAAAATTGAACATCCAAGTCTCTTAACCGCTTTAGTTGTTCTGAGTCCTAATTGAACCTGATTGCCAGCGGCGAAACCTCCATCCAGAGTCTGTCCCTTTCTACCTCTAATAGATGACATTAATATATTTTCATATTCCATTTCATTGTGAAGTAGATCCGCAACCTGACCACCTATATCGTTTATTTCAACTAATATGTAAGCATCATTATATTGCTTTGCTATAGGATATATGATATTTGGGTATACCAATGGTGACATTTCATTGTTTTTAAATGTCGCTACAATCTTATATGGGGTCTTGGTGATATCTATCACTACAAATGCATTGTAGTCGTTCCCCGTCCCTCTGGCGGTGTCTACGGTAAGTACATAACTATGATTATTAGCAGGAGTTTTTGAATCAATAACTGGTTTTTCGTATACTTTAAGACCATCATCAGTTGTGTGGATTGGTGTCTTATAAACCATAGTTCTCAATTTGTCTGGAGATATTAAAGTATTAGTGCTACCAATAAAATCACATTCGTGTTCTGTTCTAAATTTATCTTCACCTAAATTTTGAATTTCTCTTTCATACCAAGTCTGATCTCTACCAGGAACATCCGACCAGTGAACATCAATATATTTAAAACTATTTCTTTCTTCAATAGCATCTATCCACAATTTATAAAAAAGATTTAAACCATATGGAGTAGAAATAATAACCATTTTTGTAGTTTTACCAGAAGTAATAGTTGGATATACTGAACTATAAAAATCATTTGCTATATTTTCGGGGACATGTGCGAACTCGTCCAATAAAATATAATTAAATGAACCACCACGGATTGCAGATGCAGAAGTAGCAGATGCTAATACTTTTGAACCATTTTCCAATTCTATAGAATGTTTGTTCCATTCCTTGACACCTTGTTGTAACCATTTTGGCAAGTTTTCATAAGCAGTCTTTAAACGATCCATATGCCCCTTTGCAAGTTTTTCTTTATTTGCAAGAATTGCTATGGTCTGATTTGGATTAAACAGTGCATGGTGTAGAATATCTGCAATGATGGTAGTTGACTTACCACACTGACGAGGCATCTTTGCAATCACGAAACGATTGTCTCGTATTAGATTTACTAATTTTTCTTGAAATGGATATAATTCAAAATTTACAAGACCTTTATCAAGATTTACAATCTTTATGTAATTCTTCATAAAATAAACGGGATCTTCAGAACACTTTAAATATTCCTCAACTTGCTCTTGAGTGAAGTTTACTGGAACATTTGTTCTTTTAAGATTTGGGTTACCAAGATATGAGTTTTTATCACCTATCATACATCAGATTCTATTTGTTTTATTTCCTGCATTTTACCTTTTAATAATTTTTGCAGTTCTGTTGTACTACCAACAAATATTGATTGATTTGTAATATTTTGTGCAGATTGTGTAGATGCTGGTGTATCTTGTTTGATTTCTTTTAATTGTTTGTGTAGTTGTAATAAATCTTTATTTGCATCTGCTACACTTTTTATGAGTTGAGATACTACTTCATATGCTCTGGGAGAATCACCCTCTGAAGCAACATGAAGAATACCATCAATTGCTTTAGTGCCCTTTTCAATAATATCATATAGATTTGATCTAACTGTGAGATAATCTCTATTTAAATCTGTATCTTTTGATGTAGTTATTATTGGCAACTCTGTTTGACTCTCGATTATTGAACCGACAGTGGTTGGCATATTGAATGCTTCTTCTAATTTTTCATCAACAGATTTTTTCATAATATTATCCTCATTCATATTTATGTCTCCACGCAGCAACAATATAATCTACAAATTTCATTTGAAATACATTCTTCATAATTTTCTGGACATGTTGGACAAGGTAGTGGTGGACAACAATTATTTGCACTACAATAAACATCACTTGAACATTCTGTATAATATATGTGCTTACATTGATCACATGGATCGTTGCAGCAATTATTTGCTACACATCGTGCATCTGCAGAACATTCTGCAAATCCCTCAACTGTCTTATTTCTATTGCATCTGACACATGGATCTGGTGGGCAACAACCATTTGCAACACATGTTGGCGAAGTTATACATGTAGCATAAGTTGCATTGCAATTTTCACATATTGGTGTTTCCTTACAACATGCATTTCTTGCACATTCTGCAATACTTGAACAATTAGATTGTTTACAGCCAGCACATGGATCTTCTGGTGGTTGTGTACAGCATCCTTTATTTGCACAACCAGATTGAGTTATACAAAGACCAAATTGACCTTGTTTAGTTGCACAACCTGTGCAGGGATTGCTACAACAAGATATACCTGTTCCCCAAATATCTTTACAGAATGATTTATTGATTACATTTCCACATGTTGTATATTCTGATTTAGTTGATGTTTGACATCTAGAAGACTTACAATTACAACATCCTCCAGTTTCAGGAGAATTACTACATCTTGAATCTGGGTGTGTACAGGATGCATTTGGATATGCAGGATCTGTCTTACAATCCAAACAGGTTGGTGCTATAGCACAGCAACCTGCTCTTACACATGCATCATTTCTCATACATTCAAAATAATTAGTTGAACATGTCTTACATGGATTATCACAGCATGGGTATTCTGAATCATTACAATCTGGATTGTTTAAACATTGTAAATATTCTTGTTTTGTTGATGTAAAACATTTATTTAATGTACATGGTGCTTCACCACAGCATCCATTTGTTCTGCAATCACTGTTCGTCATGCATCTATAATATGAATTTGGACTACCATCCAAACAACCAAAACATGGATCTTCTGCACAACAACCATTTGAAGAACAATATACACTTTGTAAACATTGTTGATTTGTTGGGAATGTGCAACTATCACATGGTTGTGGTTCGTATATACAACAACCTGCAAGATTACATTGTGTATTCTTTATACAATCTGAATAATTCTTTGGGCATCCCGTGCATGGATATGTGCAACATCCTTCTGTCTTGCAACAATTATTATTCATACATGCTCTATATCCAGTAACAGTACTAGAATCTGGACATGTCATTTGTGAACAATTAAATCTACAGCATCCTTTTGCAACACATGTTGCATTTGATCTGCATGTATTACAATCATCAGAACAACCATCACAAGGATCGGTTTGTTGATAAATACAGCAATTATTTGAAGTGCATACTCCCGATGACAAACATGCATTATATTCTGCAAGTGTAGAACATGTTCCTGCTTGTCCGTCTTGACCCTGACAATATGGACATTCTGTACATGGTCCTACTGGTGGTATACAGCAACCTTTTGCAAGATATGGTGATCTAATACAATCATTGAAGTCTTTTGGAGCACCAATACATGGATCTATACAGCAACCAGTATTAAGACATTCAGTATTTAATTTGCAATTATTATATTCTGTATTTGTTGTTGATTTACATGCAGTATTCTTACATACACAACAACCACCAGATTCCTTTGATGTATTGCATTGCGAATGTGGATCACTACATGGACTTGAACCACAATCTAAGCAACTAAAGGAACAGCATCCCTTAGCAGCATATGGTGATACTATACAATCAAAGTAGTTACTTGGTGCACCAATGCATGGATCTATACAACAACCAGCATCACGACATGCAGTATTTAATTTACAATTATTATATTCTGTATTTGTTGTTGATTTACATGCAATATTGTTGCATACACAACAATTTGTTGCCTGACATAATATATCCATGTTTGAACATGCAGATGGTTTACATAGTGTGCATGAGAACTCTCCACATGAACATCCTTTACTTGTATAAGGTGTGTATTTATTTACAGTCCCTGTTTCCGATGCTTTACATGCTCTCCATTCTTCTACAGTTGTTATTTCTGGTATTCCTGTACACGGATTAGAACAACACGATAAACATTTATTTTGTTTATTTTGTTCTAAACAATTTGCATAATCACTCACAGTATTCGTTTTACATTCAGTATTATTACATTCACAACAATCAGAACCACCAGATGGATTTTTGCATCTTATATCTGAATTTGTACATGCATCTACGCAATATGAACATTTAAACGATCCACAGCAAGTATTATCTTTTAATCCACTAAAGATTCCTGTTTTTGCAACACATTGATCATATAGAGTTATAGATGTTATCAGGTCTGATACAAGAGTGCCATTTATTATGCATGGATCTATACAACAACTGTTATCTGAACATTTCTTTGTGTTTATACAAGTATTATAATCTATAACTGTATTGGTTTTACATGCACTATCTTTACATACACAACATCCACCAGATTCCTTTGATGTATTACATTGCGAATGGGAGTCTGTACATGGACTTGAACCACAATCAGAACAACTAAAGGAACAGCAACCTTTTGCGAGATATGGTGATACAATACAATCAAAATAGTTACTTGGTGCACCAATACATGGATCTGTACAACAACCACTTGCTATACAATCTGCATTTTTCTTACATTTATTTTCATAATCATCTTTTGTAGATGTTGCACAAGTAGAATTCTTACATACACAACATCCACCAGATTCCTTTGATGTATTACATTGCGAATGGGAGTCTGTACATGGACTTGAACCACAATCAGAACAACTAAAGGAACAGCATCCCTTAGCAGCATATGATGATACAATACAATCAAAATAGTTACTTGGTGCACCAATACATGGATCTGTACAACAACCACTTGCTATACAATCTGCATTTTTCTTACAATTATTATATTCTATATTTGTTGTTGATTTACATGCAGTATTCTTACATACACAACATCCACCAGAATCTGTAGATGTATTACATTGCGAATGGGAGTCTGTACATGGACTTGAACCACAATCCAAGCAACTAAAAGGAGAACAACATCCCTTAGCAGCATATGGTGATACAATACAATCAAAATAGTTACTTGGTGCACCAATGCATGGATCTGTACAACAACCATCACATGCGCCAACATTTAATAAACAATTTTCATAATCATTTTTTGTAGATGTTGCACAAATATCTTCTGCACATTTACAACAACCACCTTCGCTGATTTTCTTTTTGCAATTTGCATTTGCAGAACTACAAGAGTTTATAAGACCACCACAATCCCTATCACAATTTTTATTACAGCATCCCTTACTACCAAATGAAGATGCCATACATGTCCAATAATCTGTTGGTGCACCTACACATGGATTAGTACAGCAACAACTATTTTGACAATTTAATATGCAATTATCATATTGAGACTTTGTTGAAGTTTCACAATTTGAACCACATGGATCGGTACATGGGCATCTTTCACATGTTCCACCTGGCGCATAATTTCCAGTTTTTGCAAGACATTGTGAATATTTTGTACAATCATTTGCAGTATTACATTCAGAACCACATGTTTTGCAACATGTAGTAGGATCATCCGAACAAGGTGTTCCGCAAGTACCACAACATTGAGTACAATTTGATAATACACAATATTTACCCAAACCAGCATCTAGATCAGCACATGTTAACTCTGAACAGTCTTTTACTTGTTCATCTCGATAAAATATAATATTCTCGCAATCTTCAATTTTACCTATCTGTCTGTCACCACAAAGAGAAGTTGGTTGTTGACTACATGCAAGTGAAAGACCGATTATATTCATAATTAGTGATTCATTATCTTTACCCGAATCCCAACAATCGGTTGCATCATAACCAACACAACTTGTATCTTTACATTCACACCTTTGTATTCCGTTATCGCGGTCTACTGCAGTCTTCCATTTCAATCCGCCACCACAGTTTGTTGCCCAATAATTTTTATATTCATCTCTAAGAGTTGGGCAATATATTGTTTCAACATATTGATATGAATTGCCCGCAACATCGCATGTTTTGATTCCATATTTTTTGTCAGGATCATTTAAAACCACTAATGATGCGGAACATGATCCTGATGCTCTTCCACATGGGGCATCACATAGGTAGAAAGCACTCCCATCATGAGGATCAGTACATTCATATTTACCCCAACCGGGTTTTAAATCTCGTTTTGGATACATACAACCGCTAAATTCAGTGCACGGAGTTTTAAATTGTTTACATAAACAACCAATTGAGCAATCTATATCCGCATTACAAGTTCCACCAGAGGATCCATCCGGATTATTGCAAGTACATTCTGCGTCATTTTTATAGCAATAGTTTTCTTGACAAGTATTGTTTGCCCAACAACAATTAAGATCATCTCCATTTGAATCACTTGGACAATCACCATCAGAACAAGAAAAAATAAATGACTTTAATGTATTTGTTCTTATATCATCTAATGCTAATTCTTGATCTTGTATTGTATTTTGTTTAATTTGGGGTAAAGTTGTTCCTCCAATATCTGGTCCGACAAGAGATTGTGGATTTGGATTGGTGAATAAATCAAATAAGTTAAGTTCTCCCTCTTGTTGTGTTTTACTTGTGGGAGGAACAGGAACTGGTATATAATATATTTTTTTAAGATTTTCTTCTAACATGATTTATACTTTATATAGTTGTTATTGTATATGTTCCAATTTCTGTGAGTCCCTTTGTGGTTCCCCATAATACTATTTTATTGGACGATGTAACTGCCATTGTCCAGTTTCTTGCCCCACCTGCCCATTTAAATGTAGTTGCAGGAATAGAAATAACAAATAATGATACTGCTGTATATGGAGCATCTATCCATTTACCTGTTGTTTTTAAAGTACCTGCATTACCAATTACCATTGTATGTTCATATGCACCATTTATAAATGTTGGTATTTCTGCTCCCGGTAGAGTTAGATTGGATACTTGGCTTTGATCCATGTCATTTCTTGCCCAATAATATAGTGTATTATCAGATTTAATTACCATATTTGTATAATATGATGCTGCAATCTTACTTACAGAATTTGAAGTTGTCTTCATTGATTTTACGACAGAATAACTATTATTTGTGTAATTATATTTTGTTGAATCATCCGTTCTTATACCAAATCCAATTCTGTTATCTGCTGCAAATGGTCCTGTTCCAGTAATTTGATAATAATAATTATCCCCCCATGTCTCTATCTTGTTATCTGTAGTCAATAATATATTATGAGTTCTTCCTGCAGAAATATCTTTATATTTTTTATTCGATACACCAAATGCAGATGTTGATATTGTGTTTCTAGTCCAACCGCCACCACTATAATTTACGCTAGTACTATCACCAGTTGTTGATCTGGAGAATTGATAATCATAAGGAGCACCAGTATGTGGTGTCCAACCAGTGGAATAACTTGCACTTAAATATGTACTAGGTGGAATTGGATTTCCTCCAGATCCATTCACATTACTATAAAGTTTGTGCTGTGCTAGTGCAGATGCGTTTGGTGATTCACAACCTGTATATCTGTTGGCATCTGCATAATAGCCACAACGATATTGTCTAATTTCACCATTTCCCCATCGTGTGGATTTGTCTTGATAGTATTTATATGTTTCTGAACTTTGTGTATTATAACCACCTGGCCAAGTTGTTCCAAATTGTCCTATTTCTGTCCAATATGTGTCTGGATCGCTTAATTGAGCTGATTCATTTTTGCCCCAAGCAACAACATCACTATTGTCCAAAAGTGCAAGATTATGCTCTGCTCCTGCTGATATTTTTGTAACATATCTACCAGCTGCGGTTATTTGTGCTTGTATTGCTTGTGTTCCTGATCTTCCTTGTTTTGATCCATTACTTCCCCAAGCAATCATTGTACCATCTTGTCTTAACGCAAGTGTATGTGCATATCCGCATGATATTTGTTTTATTGTTCCAACATCAGATGGGATTGTGCATTGACCATCAGTATTAGTTCCAAAACAATATACCTTTCCATTTTGTGATACAAAACAACCAAAATTATTTGGACTAGATGATATACTCAAAGGATTAAGTATTCCATCAATTTCATAATATGATCTTGACGAACTATCAGTTTTGGTAACAAATTTAGGTATTGTTGATGATGGAGCAGTTCCTACGGCACTTCCTGTTTGTGTGAACCCCCATATTCCATCTATATCGTTTTTTAACATTAACGCAGACCCCGGTATTCTAAATTGAACAGTTCCTGTATCTCCCCAATTTGGGAAATATTCCTGTTTTACAGTACTTCCACTAATAGTCAATCCAGGTTCATTTAGTGTTATTATTTCTGTATTTGAAGTAGAATTAATATTGTATGACCATCTCTGCAATGAGGCGGGATCTACTAATAATGTATAGTTAGAAAGATTTGAAGATGCTGGTATGGAAACATTTGTAATAAATTTATTATAAGTATTTCCCTGCTCTTTTCGTTGAATTGAAGTTATTTGACCAGAGTATGATACATTTCCAAGTATACTCAATGAATAAGTACTTATATTGAGTTGACTGCCATCAACTAAATATGCCCATTGATTACTACCATTTTGTGATGTATTTTCTGCTATATGTGCAAATGCACCAGTGAATGCAATTCTGCCATCAATAGTTGCAGAACTTGTTGGTGATTCACCAGAAATAATTATATCAGATCTGCCATTTGTAAATGTTACTTTAAATGCAATTACATTACTGTTTGTACTAGACAATGACTCAATATTACTTATTCTAGAAGTTCCTGTTTTTGTAGTTACATGATGAACAGCAACATATGTGCTTGTTGTTGGTTGTGATCCAGTTCTTCTAACGCATATAAATGGTAAAGTTTTGTTTGGAATTCTCATTGCTGGACCACTACAATTAATAATATTAGTTCCAGAAGAACCCAACATATATGTGTTTAATTTCCAATTTGTTTCAGTTACTGGTATAAATTCAGCACTCCAATTACTATTTGTTGTTGCAGTTGTAATTTTTTGTAATTTATCTAATCCCCATTTTGTATAATCCGTACCACCAGAAGACCAGCCTCCAGTATATAATGTTCCAGATGTTGTTGTTGGACTTATTCCGGTTAAAGTTACTGTATGGTCGGAGTGTAAACAACTATGCAACATATAATCATGTGTTACACCTCCAACTATTCTAAATATGTCAACAATATAATTATCACCATTGTCTATATCCACAAGAGCAACAGTTCTTCTATATTTTGTTGTACTAGGAATTGCAGAATTATATGATTTTTCTGCATCTACTTCCATAACCTTAACTTTACTAAAATCTGTATTGAATAATCTAAGTTTACCATAATCGGTGGATGAACTAGAATTCCATCTGTATCCCCAATCAGGAATTCCAGTAACAGGATCTAATAGTGGATTTGTTGTTTTGTATCTTCTATTTGTACCCGGATCTTGATTTTGTTCATTGACAGTAACTGTAACATGTCCGGGAGTAGAAGAATGCCATCCTCTAGAAGATAAAGTATCACCACTAACTGGTTGATATTCAGTTTCACTTATAACTTCTTGACCTTTACAGAAAACATTTAAATTTAATTTATCTCTATGTTTGTGTGTATTGAAAGCACCATAATTCAAAGTAACCATAGTTTCATTTCCAGCTGTTCCACTGGTTAAAGTTGCTATACCACTAGCACCAAATAGATTGGAAGAAGCAGGAATTACTCTTGGTGGTTGTTTACTGTATCTAAAATCTGTTGTTAGATATGAATTATAATTAGTATCACCAATCGCTATTGGTAGATCGTTTGGATATTTCATGTATTGAATGAAATAATCTGCTCTTTCTCTTTGTGTTCTGAATCTTGATAGTGGATCTAAACTGTCATATCTTGTTCCATCTGTACTTGTAAATCCAATAGGATCAGTATATACTGATGGGAAATCTTTCATTAAGTTATTTAATCCTCTTTGCAAATCTGAATGATAAGCGGGCGAAACTTCATTCCAGCAACCATCTGGAGCAAATCTTATTTTATATAAATTATTTAAATGAGTTATGCCTTTGTGTAATATTTCTGGATCTGGAATTAAAAGACCAAAATCTATTTCACCTCTTATTTGAAAACTATCCATATTAGTATAATCTGGTTGACCATTCATAACATATGGTGTTGTTTGTGACGCTCTCAATGTATAAATGTTTAAGAAATAATCAAATAAAGTTTTCATTTTAGTTTCTGTCACTGTTATATTTGGATTGTTTCTTATTAGTGCCCATGCTTCCAATAAAGGTGTTCCCATTACAAGATCAAAATATATCCAATCTCCCCATATACCAGAAGCAGATTCATCTTGAAATGTTATTGGATCACTTGCACTTTTTGCTGTTCTATTTGCATAATTTGATTCGTAATATGGGTTCCAAATTTTCCAACTTGGTATTTTATCTGCAAATGTATTTAATAGAGTATTTGCTTTATTAATATAAGAAGTATTTTCTGTTAAGAATCCTAATTGAGCAAAATGTAAACAAGCATCTCTTAAATCAAGATTTATAGAATCTATACTTCCATTTAGTGTAACAAAATTTGCTAAATTTGTAGGTGAAGTGTTTATAAAATTACTTAAAGAGATTTCCAACATTCTAATTGCTTGTGTATAATAACGATCATCGGATCTATCACTTCTAAACCATCTTTGTATAAATGCAAATATAGTTCTATCATAATCTCTTACATATAATCTTTTTTCTGCCGATTCATTTGTATATTTTGTAGCAAGATTTGTATCAGATGTATTAATTATTGTAGTTAGTTTACCATCTACCCATGTTACATCATCACCATCATCTCCTCTCTTCCAGTATGCGTCTGTTGAGAGATTAACAAATTTACCAAGAATTTCATTTGTTGAGGTTGTTGTTCCTGCAACAACTGCTTTATACTGATAAGTTTTTGAAGTCAATAATACAGTCGTGTCTGTGTATAGTGACAATAAACTATCAACAACTATTGTTCCTATTTTACTGTAATTACTTCCTGTATCAGTTGTCTTTCTATAAATTTCTATAGTTTTTCCATTCAGAGATGGAGGAGTTATAATATGGACTTCAATATAATTAGATTGACTTTGTGTAACATATGTAATACTAAATTGATCAGTACATGTTCTTGATGGCCAAAATGAATCATTTTCAATATAACCAAGACCGTCTGTTTTAATATCGCGTGAGTAGATTGCTCTTGCTTTATAAAGATCTGGTAAATTGCAAGAAGTAATATTATTAGACAAGAAAGAAAAATATCCCATATTCCAATATAGGAATCCTTTTATTCTTTGCTTTCCTGCTTGTAAAGCAAGTTCCATCGAAGTCTTTGTATCTGCTAATGTTAATTGCCTAGATCCCCAAAATTCTTTCGATGTATCAATATAATTGAATTTTAAATTATTACAATTATTATTAAAAAAGTCTTGCTCATCACCAATATAAGAATATCCAAGCATAGGATAAATATCCTTTTCAATACCAGTTCTAGACATCCATTCGAGACAAACTAAAACATTATCATATATTTGTTGTTTGTTAAAATCAAATTGATTTGTATTTTTGTATGTAAAAAACCCACTACAATTTGCGGGATCAATTACACCAAAATCATCTTGCATTGGATAATACGAATATATTGTTGGTGCTAAGAAATCTTGTGTTTCTATTATTTTACTCCAACAACTATCAGCGATTGTTTTCTTTCTATAAGAAAAACGATCATCTTCATTCTGTAATTGATAAGGTCCACCATTCAATGTAACATTTGCAGATGCAAATGGAAGTTGATAATGTGCAAATTTTGCATTTACAAATATATTTGGAATATTATTTTGTGCTCTAAATGTGGAATTATTTACAAGTTCTTTTGCCTTTGGAATCATTGCAGCAGCAAATGATATGGCATAATCCCAAGTACCAACTCCCCAGGTATTATCTACTGTTGTTTTATTTGTCCATCCTCCAAGAATAGATGAATATATTGGTGTTTCATAATCAAAAATTATTAATGGAGTATCTCCCATGTGTTCCATAGGATTTTTTGTTCCACCTACAGTATCTTCATTTACCAATTTAATATAATTATTATATTCTTTTGCTGCTCTAATTAATGCATTTTCCATTGTCTTGGTTAGATTTGCATTTTTAAATGTTGCAATCATAGTTGCTTCATCGCCAGAATTATTTAAACTGTTTCCAGCAGCATCATAATATCTTTGATATACCATGATATATTTTTTAGTTTTTGGATTATTTTTTAAATATATTGATTCAGTTGATATAACGCTGGCATCTCCAATTCC